GACTGATCGAATCGACCGTCGAGTACGAGGTCGACGACACCAACGCGCCGGTCAAAACGAAGCAGGAGGGTTAAAAGACGTGGCGAACGCACTCTTCGACAAGGCGCGGGAATCTTTCCTCTCGCAAAGCCCCGCGCTCGATTGGGATACCGACACGATCAAAGTGGTGCTGGTCGACCACGGTGTCGACACGCCCGCGCCGGCGACGGATCAGTTCCTCTCCGACATCGCGGCGGGGGCGCGCATCGCGACGAGCGGTGCGCTCACAGGGAAGACCGTGACTGCCGGTGTCGCCGATGCCGCGGATGTCACGATCGCCGCGGTTAGCGGCGCCAGCGTGGAGTCGATCGTGGTCTACAAGGACACCGGCGTCGACACGACGAGCCCGCTCATCGCCTTCATCGATACCGCGACCGGCCTGCCGTTTACGCCCAATGGCGGTGACGTGACGATCCAGTGGGACAACGGCGCGAACAAGATTTTCAAGCTCTAGGAGGTCGAGGATGGACCTGCTCTTGGACGAGCGGCGGCGTCTATACGTGCCGGAGCCCCTCATCACGAGGGAGGGTGCGAAGACTGGGCGCGCGCACCCGATCACGAGGATCGGCATTGTCGATGGACGCAACGGCAAGACAGCAGAAGAACAGATGCGCGGCCTCGAGCGGCTGTGGGATTTCCTCGCCGACGCGTACCGCTGCCGAGCACTCCTGCCTCCGATCAGCGGCGGCTCCTCGACGACGGGCACGTGGAAAGAGCTCCTCTACATCAACACCGCGTCGGGCACGGCGCGGAACACGTTCACCGCCGAGGGCCTGCAGAACGACACGGCGGGCATGGGCGCGCAGGCGAAGCTCGATCCGTACTTCTATCAGCCGGTCTACGGGGTTGGCAAGACCATCGAGATCGAGGGGTACGGCATCCTCTCGACGACGGTCTCCCCGACGTTCACCTGGACGATCCGCCTCGGCGCGTCAGGCACCGCCGGGCCGATCGTGCTCGGATCGGCCGCGCTGACTGCGGGCGCGACGGTCACGAACCAGATCTGGCGGGGCGGCGGCCGAGTCGTCTGCCGGACGACTGGTGCGGCGGGAGCGAACTCGACGTTCCAGGGTCTCGGGCTAGTCGAGGGCGGAACGTCGCTCGCCTCGCCCTTCGCCGGCGCGCTCTTCGGCGGGGCGGCCTCGCCGGGGACGGTCGCGACGGTGGACATCTCGATCACCAATTTCATCAACTACAACTGCGCCTGCGGCACGTCGAGCGCCTCGAACATCATGCAGCTCCTGCAGCTCGCGGTTTACGGCGTGAACTAAGGGGCCGTCCTAGATGGCGACCCAGACCCGGCAGATCGCCGCGGCCTACGACGGCGCCGCGGAGATCTCCATCGAGTACGACGACCTGACCAACGCGATCAGCTCGCTGGTCGTGAAACAGGACGGTCCGGGCACGCTGACGGTGACGCTTCGCGATCCGGAGACCGATGCCGTGGTCTTCGGTCCGCTGGATCGCCAAGCCAGCGACCCCAAGTTGATCCAGGCGGTGCTCGGGAGATCGCTCGTCCCGACTACCTACATCGACAAGAACGGCACGCATGTCGCGCTCGAGATCCCGTACGAGCTCACCTGGTCGTGGGTGCCCTAGATGCCGGTCAGCTTCGTCAACGTCGGCACCTCAGCGAAGGCCGCGAGCGGCAACGTCACGCCCGGCCTGCCGCCGGGCTGGGCTGCGGATGACATCCATGTCCTGGTGGTGACGAGCGGCGATAACGTCGCCGTGACGCTCCCCGCCGGCTGGACGAAGTGGTTCGAGGTCAACAACACCACGATCCAGCGCGGCACGATCGCGTGGCGGCGCGCCGTGGCCGGGGACACGGCTCCGCTCGTCACCCACGCCGCCGGCGACAGCATCGTCGCGCAGATCTATGGCCTCCGCGGCTGCGTGACCGCGGGCGATCCGGCCAATGCCAGCGGGCAGCAGACCAATGCCTCCTCGGTCACGGTGACCGCGCCCACCATCACGCCGACGGATCCTGACGGCCTGGTCCTCGCCATCGGGCAGATCGCCAATACGGATACGAGCACCCCGGAATCATTCGGGGTCTTCTCGGGCACGAACCCGACGTTCACCGAGCGCGGTGATGACGAGACCGGCCTCGGGGTCAATGAGGTCGGTCAATGCCTCGACACCGGAACCACGACCGGAGCCGCGACCGGCTCGCGCACCAGCACCGCCGTCGCCGCCGGTGTGAACATCGGCACGCTCATCGCGCTCTCCGCCGCCGCGGGCGGCGCGTACACGCGATCGGTCGCGCACCTTCCGGCGACGAAGGGTCCTGGTCGGCGGAAACTCATCCGGGCACTCCGCCGGCCGTACCCGATCGAGCCGTCGACGACAGCCGCCTCGCCGCAGACGATCGATCTGGGCGGCAACGCGATCGCGTCTGCAGAGGCGTTCGGCACGCTCAAGGTCAATTTCTCGATCCTTCCCGGTGCGATCGCCTCGACGGAGAGCCTCGGGGCGCCGCAGGTGAACTTCAGGATCCTCGTGACCGGGATCGCCTCCGGCGAGGTCGTGCCCACGAGCGCGAAGGTCAACCTCTCGGTCCTGGGAGCCGGCGCGGTCCCCTCCGCTGAGGCGGTCGCGACCGGCGACAAGCTCAACTTCACGCTCTCGCTTGCCGGGGCCATCGCCTCGGGCCAGACGTTCGGGAACGCGACGATCGTCCAGGTCGGGGGGCCTCAGACCATCAGCGGCGCCGGCGGTATCTCGACGTCGGAGGCGGTCGGGGCACCGCGGCTCCTCACCGGGCTGGTCATCGGCGGCGTCGGCAGCGTGATGCGGATCATCGTCATCGAGCCCGAGGCAAGGTCAATTAGTGTCCCGGCGATCCGGAGCGCCGAGCGGGTCGGTGCACCGCGACTCCGGCTCAACATCGGCATCCGCGGTATTCGATCGGCCGGCGCGCTCGGCGGCGATTCAGAGGTGCGGATCCGGCCGAGCGCGCGTCAGCTCGCCGACGAGCGGGACCTCGGGATGGGAGAGGGCGAGAGCAGCACCTAGAGGCAGCTGCGTAGTTTTTGCGTAGTTGTAGGTGTTGCGGAGTCCGTAGCGGTCCGCCGCACTCTTCGCCGCTGATGGAAGGGGCCGTCGGCGCCCTGCGCGCCGCAATCACCCGGGCGCACGAGGCGGGCCATCGCGAGGAGCGCGCCCGCCTGCAGGCGCAGTACCGCGCTCTGCCCCTCGACTTCCGTCGCGAGCTCCTCACCGGCGAGCGCGTCGATGAGCGTGCATGCCGGCGTGTTGTCGCCGCCCACGCCGCGCGCCAGCTCCCCGTTGCGCGCGCAATGCGCGCCGAGGACCCGGGCAGCCAGCCCACGATGGTCGGTCACTTCGCGGTCTTCGACGTCTGGAGCGAGATCGAGTCGCTCTGGGAAGGCAACTTCATGGAGTCGTTCGCGAAGGGCGCCTTCGCAAAGACGATCCAGAACGACCGCGCGCAGATGCGCTCGACGTTCAATCATGGCCGGGACCCCTACCTCGGGAACAAGGTCCTCGGCTCGATCGATGTCCTCGAGGAGGACGACACCGGCGCGTATTACGAGGTCGGTCTCTACCGGGGGATCCCGGACCTCGTCATGGAGGGCCTGCGCGCCGGCGCGTATGGCGCGTCCTTCCGCTTCTACGTGATGAGCGAGCAGTTCACCGAGAAGCCCAAGACGAGCTCGTACAACCCGCGCGGGATCCCCGAGCGGGTCATCACCGAGGCGATGGTGGAGGAGTTCGGCCCGGTGACGTTCCCGCAGTACCCCGAGGCGTCCGCGCACCTTCGCTCGCGCTCCAACTCGCGCACGATCGCGACCCCCGCCGCGGCCGGCACGAAGCGCCGCGAGCACTCCCCCCTGAGGAGGGACGAATGGCTCCGCACGCTCTAGCCCGTCTCGCGCGCAACCTGCCGCCCGCCCCGATCGTGATCGGCTTCGCCTTCGCGCTCGCGGCGCTCGCGGTCGCATACGTCGCCGGCGTCCTCGAGCTGGCCGCCTTCGGGCCGCTGCTCTTGGTCGGCGGCACCGTCCTCGAGATCCCGGATCTGAAGTCGATCCGCGAGAAGCAGGGCCTCGTCGACCTCGTCAAGCAGATCGACGAGCGCATGACCGAGATCCACACCGAGCACGGCGTCGAGCCCTTGACCGACACCGAGCGCGAGGAGTGGTCGAAGCTCAAGGACACCCGCGACGAGGCCCAGCGCCGCGTCGAGGAGTACGAGAAGCGCCTCGCCTACGTGCAGCGGATCTCCGACCAGCCCGAGCACACCGAGCGCGACGACGAGCGCCTCTACTCACACCCCGAGGCGCGGGGCTCGAACAAAGAGCGTGACATCTACGACCTCTCGACCATCCGCGTCGACCTCTCGAATCCCGAGCGCACGCGGCAGCAGCTCCACGATCGAGCCCGCAAGGCGATCGAAGTCATGAAGTTCCCGATTACCGAGGACCCCGACAACGTCCGGGTCTACGGCGGATGGTCGAACGACCGCGCCCGCGGGCACGTCGAGCGCCTGCTCGACAAGGCGATCGACGAAGGCGACGAGACTGGCGACTTCGCGCGCTACGTGCTCGCGTCGTCCGATCCGTCGTACAAGCGCGCGTTCTCCAAGCTCATGCGCGCGATGGCGCGCAACGTCCCGGCTTACGACCTGACGGCCGAAGAGCAGCGCGCGTACCAGCGGACGATGGCCGCCGAGCGCGCCCTCGGCCTCGGCACGACCGGCGTACCGCTTCCCTTCACGCTCGACGCGAGCGTGATCCCCACGTCGAACAGCGTGGTCAACCCGTGGCGCGCGATCTGCCGCACGGAGCAGGTCGTCACGAACAACTGGAAGGGCGCGACGAGCGGCGCGATCACCGCGGCGTACGCGGCGGAAGCGACGGAAGCGTCAGACAACACGCCCACGATGGCGCAGCCCTCGGTCGACGCGGTCCGTGCGCAGGCGTTCGTCCCGTTCTCGATCGAGGCGGACCAGGACTGGGCCGCCCTGCAGCGCGAGATGTCGGTGCTCATCGCCGACGCGAAGGATGACCTCGAGTCGAACAAGTTCTTCTCCGGGTCCGGCACGAACGAGCCCTTCGGCCTCAATGCCATGAGCGCCGGCGCCGACATTGCCACCGCGGGCGTTGGCGCGTTCGTCATCGGCGACACGTTCAAGCTCGAGGAGGGCGTCGTGCCGCGCGCGCGGCCGCGCTCCACGATCGTCGGCAACCGCACCATCCTGAACAAGATCCGGCAGTTCGACACCGCCGGCGGCGCGGGCCTCTGGCTCTACTGGCCGCAGGGTCTCGCGAACAAGCCGTCCTCGGATCGCGGCGACGGAAACACCGGCGCGGCCGGTCTCGGCTACCCGGTGTACGAGAGCTCGCAGATGCTCGCGACGGTCACGACCGGCTCGCGCATCCTGCTCATGGGCAACTTCCGGTACTTCATCATCATCGACCGCGTCGGCATGTCCCTCGAGATCATCCCGCACCTCTTCGGCGCGGCGAACCGCTTCCCGACGGGACAGCGGGGCCTGTACGCCTTCTGGCGGAACGGCGGCAAGACGCTCTCCGAGTCGCAGTTCAAGTTCCTCAAGGTCGCCTAGTAGCAAAAGGGGCCGGAGCCCGATCGGCGGCTCCGGTCCCTTCGCTCTGCCGATCGAGAGGAGGTGGCGAGCATGGCGAACAGCCGAGGCAGGATTCTCATCGCGACGGAGTCGGGCTCGGGCACGCTCGACGACGGCACGCCGGTCGAGTTCCGCAAGGGCATCACCCGCGTGCGCGAAGGACACCCGGTCGCCGAGAAGTGGCCGGAGTTCTTCAAGCCCATCGAGGTTCACTACGAGCTAGAGGACGCGACGAAGGATCCCGGCGTGAAGCGGGGGGAGCGCTAGGTGCCGCGCCCCGTTCCGAGCAACAACGCCGTCTTCAAGCGCGTCGCCGGGACGAACCCGGCCGCGGGCGTCGAGGTCACGGACGCAGTCCCCGCCGGCAAGTTCTGGGAGCTGCTCACGGTGCAGGTCCCGCTCGTCCAGGGCATCACCCAGACGCCCCTGCCGTATCTGCAGATCACCGATCCCAACGACAACGTCGTCGCTGAGTTCCCAGGCACGAGCGCCGCGCAGGGCGCGTCGACGACCGCGAACTACACCTGGGGCGTCGACCTTCCGGTGACGGGCCAGATCGGCGCGACGCCGAACATTCGCTCGAACGGGTCGCTGCCGGCGGGCCTCATCCTGCCGCCGGGCTTCAAGATCAAGACGGTCACGCAGGGCATCGGTGCGAACACCGACTACGGCGTGCCCAGCTACTACGTCATCGAGTACGGGTGAGCCGTGGGCGACTACCTGACCCTCGCCGAGGTGAAGGAGAAGCTCTCCGATCTCGGAAGCGAATACGACGCGCTCCTGACCACGCTGATCGGTCAGGCGTCGCGCGACATCGAGCGGCTCTGCAACGGCCAGATCTTCGAGCCGGTGACCGCGACGACGAAGACCTTCGACGGGTCGGGCACGTCCAAGCTGATCCTCCCCTGGGCGTGGCCGCTCGTCTCAGTGACCACGCTGAAGGTGCGCACCGGCGGCGAGGGCACCACGCAGGTCACGGTGCCGGCCGCGGACTTCTACCTCGAGCCGGCCGGCCGGCCGACAGCGGATCCCGCGCGCTGGATCGAACTCGGCGCCGGGCTCAACAGCGGCGTCCGGGTCTTCACCGCGGGCAAGGGAACCGTCGAGATCGCCGGCACGTGGGGCCGCGCCGCGATCCCCGGCGACATCAAGGACGTCTGCCACGAGCTCGTGATCCAGGCCTGGCGCAACCGCGGCCAGGGCGCGAGCAACCTCCCCGGGGCGCTCGAGGGCGAGCTCGAGATGCTGCCGCGCGGCCTCACGCCGCGCGCGATCGCGATCCTCAAGGCCCACGGCTACCAGCAGGGAATCTACCTGCCGTGAGCGTCGACGTGCGGATGGACCTCTCGAAGGTGCGCGCCGCGGTGAAGGACGCCCCGAAGAAGATGCGCGCCCAGTACCCCGCGGCGTTCCGCGAGGCCGGGACCGCCCTGCGCGACGAGGCGCGCGAGCGGATCCACTCGCCCGGCGGCCACGCGCGCTCGGGAATCCGCTACCTGGTCTCCGGCACCGCGGACGACACGCGCGTGAAGATCGGGCCAGGCCGCGGCCGCGCCGGCCAGGCCGCGGTGTTCGCGCAGCGCTCGCGCGGGCCGGGTCGCACGCCGCCCTCGATGAAGGCCGCGCGGCGCATCGCGCGCCAGTACGGGCTGCCCGACGCAGCCGCACGGCCGATCGCGCTCGCGATCGCAGCGCGCGGCACGCGCGGCCGCCCGGTGATGGGCGCGACGTTGCGCGCGACACGCTCGAAGGTCGCGCAGATCTTCCGCGACACCGTCTGGAAGCCGGTCGCGAAGGCGATCACCCAGTGAACGACACCCAGCTCATCCTCAACCGCATCGCCCTGCGCGTCGGCGGTGGTCCGACCGGCGGCGACATGACCGGGCTCTACCGCGGCGTCGGCGGCATCGCCGGCGTGAAGGCGTGCTGGGCGATCCTCCCGGACATCGGCACGTTTGCCCAGGACGGCGTCCTCGGTGTCGTCTTCGCGGCGGGCAGCCGACGGATCCTCGGCGACGCCGGCGATCTCACCGTGTGGAAGCATGACGTTCGCCTGCAGCTCTTGCTCTCGATCGCGCGCAGCGACTTGGCGCTCGCGATCGCGAAGCTGCAGCCATTCGTGCCGCTGGTGGTGAACCGGTTCGACACGGAGGAGACCTGGCTCGGCGGCACCGCGACGAACGGCTCGCTCATCCGCGAGGTCACCGGGCCGCGCGAGGCCGTGCCGCTCTATGAGGGCCGCGTCGCGCTCGAGTTCGCATTCGATGTCGAGGAGGAAGCCGCGGTCGCCTACGCCTGATCCAAATATCGCGAGGAGGTCCCCCATGCCCGCACGATCCCACGCGAGGAGCGCGACCAAGCTGAAGTTCGTCGGCCGCCCCGAGCAGTACATCGCCGGCGTGCCGCAGGCGGACCTGCTCATCACCGAGACCCCTAACGACGAGACCCAGGTGACGGAGGCGCGCGCCCGCGAGCTCGTGGCCAGCAAGCTCTACGCGCCGATCGACGGCGAGGTCCCCGCACCCGAATCAACCGATGAGGGCGCGGCCGCGCCCGAGGAGGCATAGCGATGGCTGGTATCAAGGTGCTGCGCAAGTGGCAGGCCGGGCTCGAATCCACGCCCGGCACCGGGGTCGCGGCGACCCGGAGGTTCGGCGCGCTCGGCTCGATCGAGAAGAAGCAGCCGGGCTTCTACCCGAACCTCGACGTCGAGTCGCTCGACCGTCGGCGCGATCGCTTCGCGCTGCTCGTCGAGGCGGGCGGAAAGATCAGTTTCCCCTGGACGTATGAGGACGGTCCCTGGTGGATGCAGCTCCTGGCGAAGGGCGGCGTGGCCGGCGTGCAGATCGGCGGCACCGCGGCGTACCGCTATACGCACACGCCAACGACGAACGCCGACGATCGCAAGACCGCGACCTTCGAGTGGGGCGACGACTTCCAGGCCTGGAAGGCGGTCTTCGGCAAGGCCAACAAGCTCAGCATCAAGGGCACCCCGGGCGGACCGCTCGAGGGAAACGTCGAGATCTTCGCGAAGGACCGGGCGACCACGACCTTCACCGGCGCGCTTAACGATCGCCAGGTCGAGACGGTGCTCGGCCGTACCGCGACGCTCTACATCGACGAGCCGGGCGGCACGATCAAGACGACCATCGTCGCGGGGCGCCTGCTCGGCTACGAGCACGAGCTCGCGATCGCCGACGACCGCCTGTACACGATGGACAACGCGGACGGCGGTCTCCTCTCGGACATCCCGCCGGGCGAGCGCACCGGCATGACGAAGTTCCTCTTCCGCTTCAACAACCGCGCCGAGTACGACAAGTGGGCCGCCAACACTCAGCGCCTCATTGCCGTGAAGTTCAACGGCACCGACGCCGGCGGCGGCAACCTGCGCGAGTACGTGCACTACGCCCCGGGCTGGTACGAGGACACGAAGATCGCCGAGCAGGGCAACTCGATCACGATTGAGATGAGCCTCAACCAGGCCTACTCGACGGTGCTCGGCTACGCGACCAAGTACGAGCACGTGAACGCGCTCGTCACCCTGCCATGAGCGAGCAGAACGGCACGCGCCGGATGCCCATGCGGATCCGGCGCGTCGAGCTCGAGGGCGACTACGCCGGCTGGTGGATCGACGTGCGGATCAACGCGCACGTCGGGATCCTCGAGGAGATCGACGTGGTGAAGAGGCCGGCAGAGCTGTACGAGCTTCTGCGCGAGATCTTCCCCGGCGACTCGAACTTCGTCGACGACGTCGGCGAGCCGATCGACCTGCACGTGTCGGCGAACTGGCGCAGGTGCGGGCCGGACCTCATCGGCGAGTGCCTGCGGCGTTTCCGCGACGAGGCGCGCTCCCCTTTAGCGCTGACGACGAAGAGCTCCTCCTCGCCGCTCTCCTCGGATACGGAGGCGACGTCCCCGGCGGCTACGCCGACATGAAGTTCCGGCGCTGGGCCGGTTGGATGGACGACTATGTCTACCGCCGGCAGCCGATGGACTGGGTCGGCGAATGCGCCGCGTACTACGAGGCCGAACAGCGCGCGGCCGAGGCCCGCAGCTAGGTGGCCGACGCCGTCGAGGTCGCGATCATCCTCGCGGCGAAGGATGCCGCGAGCGGTGTGCTGTCCGGCATCGGCGGTCAGCTCGACAAGCTGGGCAAATCCGGCGACCTCGCGAAGCTCGCGCTCGGCGGGCTCACCGCGGGCCTGGGCGCGGCGGTCCTCGCCGGCGTCGACTTCGCCCGCGCGGCCGCCGACGAGGAACAGGGCATCTTCCGCCTGGCGCAGGCGGTGAGCAACGCCGGCGGCAACTGGGACGAGCTGCAGGGGACGATCGAGGATCAGATCGCGACCTGGGAGAAGCTCACCGCGTTCAGTGACGGCGAGATGCGCGACTCGCTCTCGCTTCTGAGTGCGCAGACCGGCGATGTGGACGAGGCCATGAAACGGCTACCCATCGCAATGGACTTCGCGCGCGGCGCGGGCATCGACCTCGCGACCGCATCGAAGCTCCTGGGCAAGGTCACCGACGAGACGACCAACGTGCTCGGACGCTACGGGATCCACGTCGAGAAGGGCGCCGACGCCACGCGGGTCCTCGAGGACGTGCAGAAGCGCTTCGGCGGACAGAGCGCGGCGTACGTCGGGACCGCCGCCGGCCAGTGGCAGATCTTCCAGAACCAGATGGACAACCTCAAGGAGGACGTCGGTGCGGCGATCCTGCCGGCGTTCACTGGGCTCGCCCAGGCGGCGGTCGGGGTGATCGAGGGCCTACGCGCCTTCGTCACTCAGCCAGCCTTCCTCGCCTTCTTCGGCAACCTCGGCCAGGTCGTCTCGACGGCGAAGGACATCTTCGTCGAGATGTTCGGCGTCATCACCGGCAGCGCACCTGCGGCGGGCGAGACGCTCAAGCGGATCGTGGGCCCGGAGATCGCCGGAGCGATCATGCAGAGCCTCGCCTTCATCCGCGAGCTCTTCAAGGCCGTGCTGTCGGGCGACGTCCCGGCGATCTTCGCGACGCTCAAGGATCGCGCTAGCAGCATCCTCAATGGGCTGCTGGGCTTCGTCAGGGACAGCGTGCCGAAGATCCTCGACGCGCTGCTTGCCTGGGCGAAGGAGTTCATCGCCTGGATTGGTCCGCAGATCGGCCCGATGTTGAACGAGCTGCTCGGCCTGCTGACCAGCGCGCTGCACTGGCTGAACGATCACGCCGAGGAGATCGGGCAGACGCTCATCGGATGGGGCCTCAAGTTTGGCGAGTTCATCCTGACGACCGCGATACCGGCGATCCTCGAGCACCTGCCGGGGATCCTGCTCACGATCGGCAAATGGGTGTTCACCGAGGCGATCCCCGGCGTGATCGGCTTCTTCGTGAAGCTGGGCATCGGGATGATCGAGGGTCTCATGAACGGACTCGGCGGCCTGAAGGACGCGATCGTCGCGAAGGTCGTGGCAGCGCTGGGCGACGCGATCAAGGGCATCAAGGACTTCCTCGGGATCCACTCGCCCTCGACGGTCTTCGAGGAGATGGGCCTCCAGGTCATGGCCGGGTTCGCCCAGGGCGTCGTGAAGAACAAGCAGCTCGCCTTCGACGCGCTCGACTCGGTCTACAGCCGCATCAACGGCCCGGGCTCGAGCTCGATCTGGGGCCGCGGCGGCGGCGTGCGCGGGCCCGGTGGGTTCTTCGAGCGGAACATCGACCCCGCCGACATCGCCGCGGGCTGGCGCGGCCACGGCGACCTCGGGATGGCCCAGCCAATCGTCGTCCAGGTCGAGGGCGAGGCTATTGCGCGCGCAATGGGACGAGTCGTGATTCCCGGCGCCGCGCTGGCCGGGCAGGGACTCTAGGTGCAGCTCAAGATCGACGGCGTCGACGTCTCGGCCTGGACGAACGCGATCGACTTCGATCCGTCCGAGTCGGATCTCGGCAACCAGATCGGCGTGATGCGTGCGGTGCTGCAGGACAAGACTGGCGGCAGCTGCCCGAAGGTGCCGGCGTGGGGGCTCTCCGCGGATCTCCTCGACGACGACCTGGTCACGTCGCTCTTCGGCGGCCGCGTCTTCAGCGTCGTCGAGAAGACCCGGCCCATAAAGCGACGCTGGCAGGTCGCGTTCCAGGACCACAACGCGCGGCTCTTCGAGACGGCGACCGGCTCGCTCAACAAAACTGGCGTCGTCGACAGCGATCGCAACTTCGTCATCGCGATCATGCGCGACGCGCTCAAGAACCAGAGCTTCGGCCGCGGCACCGGGATCGACGATCCGATCATCACCGCCAACGAGCCGAACTGGCCGGGCGTGAAGGCGACGATGTTCCTCACCGGTCTGGACTGGTCGTACATGCCGCCGAAGACCGCCTTCGACAACCTCGCGAAGTACGCGCCGGGCAACTACCTGCGGATCCGCCCCGACAAGATCCTCGAATACGCGCCGCTCGGCGACACGCTCGCGCCGTTCGCGCTGCACAGCGCGCCCGACGGCGTCGATCTCGTCGGCGTCGAGAACTGGGAAGAGACCGAGGAGCTCGCGGGCCACCGCAACAAGCTCCGCCGCGGTGGCGCAGGCGGCTCGGAGGTCACGGCCTTCGACGAGGTGAGCTACGCGCGCATCGGCCGGATCCTCGAGGACCCCTACAAGAACGACACCGGGATCCCCGCGAGCGAGCTCGAGCGGCGCACCTACGCCGAGCTCAAGACGATGGCGATCCGCCGGCTCGGCCGCGGCCGCGTGTACGTGAAAGGCGCGAAGGCCGGGCAGGCCATCGACGTCGTCAACACACGCATCGGCACGCTGAACGACTTCGGCCAGTACCCCGAGGTGTTCAGCCTGGCGGCGCCGTCGAAGACCGCGAAGCTCGATGAGGGCTATCGCGGGCGCTTCCTGATCCAGAAGGTCGCGACGGAGCCGCTGGGCAACGGGAAGTTCGCATACGCGCTCGAGCTTGGCAGCTACCAGCCCGATCTCGCGACCGCGCTCGCGATCCTCGCCGCACGGACGGAGGCTTAGGTGGCGCGCCGGCTGTGGTCGATCCCGGTCCGCGTCGACGGCGGCTCGAAGACGGGCGGCTCACTGACGAAGGTCCGTATCTTCGACGACGAGGCGCTCACGGTCGGCTCAACCGTCTACAACGCCAGCTCGGGCGGCGTCGCGCAGCCCAGCCCGCTGTTCCCGAACGCCGGCAAGCAGACCACGCTCACCGTGACCGCGGTCTCGGGCGACAACGTCATCACCGTCGCCGACGTCGCGCCGTTCGCGCTTGGCGATCGCATCCGTATCTACGACGGGACGAACACCCGCAAGCGCTTCATCACCGCGATCAACGGCGGCGCGAAGACGATCACGCTGCAGGGCACCCTGGGTGTCGGCTTCTCGAACACGAACACGAACGTCGGCTGGGTCGGCGATCGCGGCAACGTCTCGTTCTGGGCCGAGGACACCCGCGACTACTACATCGAGGTCGAGGACGTCGCCAGCGGGATGCGCATGTTCGAGCTCTCGATCCCGATCTCCGCCCCAGTGGCGCCGATCGAGGTCCAGGAAGAGGGCGTCGCGGTCAACACCCGCGGCAAGGTTAATTACATCGGAGCCTCGGTGACCGCGACGGACGACGCGGCGAACGGTCGCGTCAATGTGACGATCACCGGCCTGCAGGCGGACGGCACGGTGAGCGCGCCCTCGATCGGCTTCGTGAGCGACCCCGACACTGGCTTTTACAGGGTGGGCGCGAACACCTTCGCTGCGGTGAGCAACGGCGGCCAGATCATGCGCTGGGAGGCCGCAGCCAGCACGGTGAATGGCTGGTACGTGACAGGCCAGGCGGCCGGCTCCTCGCCGACATTAGAAGTCATCGGCTCGGACGTGAACATCTCAATGGTCATACGGGCCAAGGGCACGGGCAGCGTAAATCTCCCGCTCAACTTCACGGACTACTTCAGCTTCATTGGAGGCACTGGGACCGTCAATCTCACGGCGGCCGGCGGGAGCGCGAATGTCGCGATCGCCTTTCAGAGCAAGGGCACCGGTTCGCACATCTTCTATACCGGGGCGAGCCTAGTCCAGTTCCTCGTCGCGCACATCGCGAGCGCGGTGAACTATGTGCAAGTCCAGGGAGCAGCCACGGGAGCCGCGCCCCAGATCCAGGCCACCGGCACCGATGCGAACGTGTCACTTCTTCTGGTAAGCAAAGGCACGGGCTCAATCACTCTCTATTCGAACGCCGGCGGCCGCGTCCTCGCGAACTTCCTCGACGTCGCGAGCGCGGTGAACTACGTGCAGATCGCTCCCGCGGCCACTGGGGCTGCGCCGGACATCTCGCCGCAGGGCACCGATGCGAACATCGACCTCGGGCTCTCACCGAAGGGAACGGGCAAGGTGCGGATCAATACCGCGACCGTAGCGCTCGGTGGCGGCGGCCCCGCGACGCTCGGAGGAATCGGTGGGACCGGTCCGGCGACGAACTCACAGAATTCCTGGCTCCCGGTGAGGATTAACTCCACGACGACGTACTTCATCCCGGTCTGGACGTAGGAGGAGAGCGATGGCCGTTTTGAGCGTGACGATCCCCGACGCGGCGGTCCTTCGGGTGCGCAACGCGGTTGCCGTGGCCAAGGGCATCACGCCGCCCGCATCGCTTGCTCAGGTCCAAGATGCCTGCCGCGACTGGCTGCGTGAGCTCTGCTTCATGGCCGAGCATCAGGTCCGTCAGACCGCCGTCAACCCAGACACCGAGGCGGCCATCAGCGTGGACTTTCCGAAGGCCTAGTTATGAATGAATCCATTGAGCAACGTCGCGCCCGGCACACAGCGTACATGCGGGCCTATCGATGGACCCATCGCGAGAAGCAGCTTGCGGCGGATGCGCGGCACCGGAAAAAGCGGCGCGAGGCGATGCGGGCATACCTCGTCGCCTGGAGGCGCGCGCGACTCGGAGAAGTTCGTGCGTCCGATCGCGCGCGATATCGCGCGAATCCGCAGAGATACAAACTAGCGGCGGCGAATCGTCGCGGGTTAAAACGCAGAAATGGCGGTTCCTTCACGGCGGCCGAGTGGCGGGAGAAGTGCGCACTGCTTGGCAATGTCTGCGTCTACTGCGGCGAGACGCGGATACTGACCATTGACCACAAGATTCCGCTCTCCGCCGGAGGGCGGAACGATATCACCAATATCGTCCCGGCCTGTCTTACCTGCAATCTACGGAAACGCGACAGGACGTTGGCCGAGTTTTTGGCGGCCAAGCCATGACTGAGATCGACGAGCGCGAGATCCCGCCTGCGGCCGCGAAGGACATCCGCGAGTGCGTCGCACTGCAGGCCCAGGCCGCCGATCGCACCCAGCGGGTCACGAACGCCGTGGCGAAGGGCATGGGCTACGACCTCGACGCCGAAACCGCCGAAGGTTTCCGCGTCGATCTCGTCGAGAAGAAGGACAAGCTCTTCTTCCGGCGCGTCGATGCGAACGCCGTCACGCCTCCGGGCCCAGTGATCGAGCCGGCCAAGCCCAATCGCGCTGACCGGCGCCGACGACGCGTGGGCCAGAAAGCCCAGTGATCTTCCTCGAGACCCCGCCCCCGATGGAGCTTCGTGACCTGCTCACGCCGGTCGGTCTACTCGCGCTGGTCGTCGCCGGGGTGCAGGCATGGCTGCGCTACCGCGAGGACCGGCCGAAGATCAAATCACTCGAGGAGAGGGTGGATTCGCTGGACAAAGAGAACATCGGCCTGAGCGCGCTCGTGAAGCAGCGCTATGACTTCGGCGCGGCAGTCGATGCGATGAAGGCCCAGACCATGATCATCAGCAGCTTCCTCTCCGAGATCACCGACGCCATCAAGACCGGGCACGATCTACGGGGGCAACTCTCCTCGCGCATCGAGCAGAACGAACTCAAGCAGGCCCAGGAGCACCGGGCCATCGTCGAAGCGCTGAGCGAGAACACCAAGGTCCTCAATGAGATCCATCTGACCATCCAGGAAGAGCGTTGGGATGGGCGGCAGGATCGGCGCCGCGGATGATCGACGTCCGCGCCTTGCTCCCCCGAGCGGACTGGTCCATCGGCACCGCGCCGAAAGCCAGCGTCACGGTTCACTGGAACGGTCCGGCCGTCGACTACGAGGCGAACCCGCTCAATGTGGCCAAGGCCGACGCTCAGTTCCACATCGACAAGGACTGGTCATCGGACGGATCCGGCGCGCACGGTGACGGGATCATGTACCACCGGCTCTACGCGCCCGACGGCTCGGTGCTGATGACGCGCGACGAGGACGCGATCCTCTGGCACTCGAATACGGACGAGGGAAACCTGCACAGCGCCGCATGGCAGGTCATGACCGGGAAGGGCCAGACGCCGACCCCGGAGCAGCTCGCCTCACTCGCGCGGGACCTTGTGGGCCACGTCCGTTACGGGCACCGCGATTGGTCCCGGACCGAGTGCCCGGGCGACGAACTCTACGCGTTCATCCAGGGCGACAAGGAGGAGGAGACAGTGGAAGACGAGGAGTTCATCGAGAAGACGACGCGGATCATCACCCCGACGCTCGTTGCGATGAAGGAGGCCTATGACCCCTTGGTCGCATGGGCCCGCGAAAACGGGAAGCTCGACGCGGATCAGGAGGCCGCGATCGCAAAGATCGAGAACGCGCTCGGGCCGGATGGCGTGAAGCTCATCGTCGAGGCTCAGTCCGGCGTCAAGGACGAAGCGCTCAAACCGAGAGCTCTTGGAGGGAACGAATGAACCTGCACCTGGTGCTCTACATCGCAGCGTTCATCCTCGCGGTGATCGCCGCGGCCGGCGTCTCGAGCCGCATCAACCTGCTGGCCGCCTCGTTCGCGTGCTACGTGCTCACGTTCATCATCTGAGGAGGAAACGAATGCAGCGCATCGCTTGGCAGTCCTACGTCGTGCACGTGATCGTGCTCTTCAACGTGCTAATGACGCTCATCGCGCTCAACGTGAACCAGCTCGGGATCACCAACCCGTGGCTCTTGCTGGTCGGCATCCCGTTCGCGGTCGGCGCTGGCAGCTACGCGATCAACCAGCTCAAGGCGATCGGCGGACCGCCGCCGGGTGTCGCTATCACACCGGAGACGAGCAAGCCCGCCTAGCTCGCGGGGGCCCGCCGAGTGGGGCGGCGGGCCGCCCGCCAAGCTTGCTCAGCAGGCCTCAACGGGCGTAGAATGTCTGTTCACGGCGCGCACGCTTCCGGCAGCGCCAAGTGGGGAGCGGCCTCATGGCCCAAGCGCAATCCATCGCACCCCTGCCCAAGAACGTCGTCGACGAGGACCATCGTCTCGCCAAAGCTGCTTCGGGCGCGTCCACTGCGCTCATGAAGCTGCGCTGGCATTGGACCGCGAACGAGGCGAACTCCAAGCGCGTCTCGAGTGTTCAGTACGCCAAAGAGGTAGGCGCAGACGACGCGACGATCCGCCGTGACGCTCGAGCCTTCGAGCTCGTCCGCCGGGGGGCGGTGCCCCCCGATGAAGCTCGCGAACGAGCGAGGATGAGCGTCGAGAGTTTCAAGGCCGTCGAGGCAGTTGCTAAGGCTCGCGGAGTGGCCGCCCATACCGCGCGTGAGCACCACCGGGATGAGATACGGCGAGTGCGCGAAGTGGCGCGAGAGCGGGCAGAGCAGCGACGAACCACGATCGACGAGGAGTTGCCCCGAGCTGCCGAATGGTCCGTGAAGGCCGAGAGGGCCCGCGAACGAGAGAAGGACGAGCAGCGCGAGCGGCACGGGCTCCAATGGGTGAAGACCGAGGGCAAGCTCCAGGACGCGAAGCGAAAGGTCGTCGAGGCGATCGATGCGGCGATCGGGGCCGAGTTCGACCGCGAGGAGCGTGACCTTCTCCTGCACACCATCGGCGAGGTCCAAGAGGGCCTGCAGCTGGCCCGCACCGCGATCGCAGGGAAAGCCGTTGCTGAGAAGAAGCTCGAGGTACTAAGGGGAGGGCTCTCGGCATGATCAGGTCTGGCGCACAGGACGAAAGAGCCGCGGAGCTCTTCGACTTCGCAGCCGCGCATCGCAAGGGCTTCGTCTACGAGAATGTCGCGGCGAAGTTCGGGTGGGACTATCCGACGTTCATGAGAGCGGTCCGTCGCCTCCGCCGGATCCTCGGGGGCGACAGCGACGGAACGCTCGTCTGCACACCTCAGATGAAGGGTGAGCGCTGGCGGTATGAGTTGACCGGGGAATGGGCGAAGGCGGCGCCCTGGGCACACACCCGGATCGGTGACGTAGAGAGTCGCCTCGGGTCGATCCATGATGTGGTGGGGGCGGTTATCCGGATCACGGATGGGCGATCAGTCGATGGGCGCAAGGCTCGGCTGATCCGCAAGGTCGTCGGACGTCTCCGGGAGGATCTCGCCGAGGTTCACCAGGGCGCAATGGCGAACGGGGCCTAGCGACTAGCTCGGACGTTGGATGGGCGCGCACCCTAGATCTTCTTTAGCCAGACCTCGTAATCGCCAGCCTGCGCTGGGGTGAGCTCCTTCGGAACGCGCGCGATCGCCCGACGCGCGTCGTTCTTGTACATGTACTGCAGGAAGAGCGGACTGCTTTTGATGATGCCGTCGAGATACGTGAAGCGGGCGTTGAACGATTGGTCGTCGCCGAACCACTCGACGGTCGCCTCGCTGGCGCTCTGGCCAGCTCGCGAATCCTTCCAGGACACCTTGCCGACGTACTGCCCCGGCCGCCCGAGCAGTTTGTTGGGATCGCTTTCCGCCGTATAGGCGACGATCCCGGTCACCGGCAGCCCGCTCGCCTCCAGCGAAGCGACCACGACGTTGTTCGAGAGCGCCGTCGGCGTCGCTGATGGCCTCGGTGATTGTGCTGCTGATGGCGTCGCTGCCGGGATGGTTGTCGAGGCGGAAGGCGCAGCCGCGGGTGCCGCGGAACCTCCGCACGATGCCAGCAAGATCGTGAAAGCCAGTAGTGATCGTGATCGTCTCACCGCAGACCTCCCTGAGTTCTCTAGCGCTTATGCGCTATTGAACTCTCCGAAGCAAGCGGTGGGGGAATTCCCGCGGCCTTGCGGCCCTCGATTACCTCGAGGTGCCGACCGCCCGCCCTTTTGGGCGTGCGCGCTCGGGTGCGACCGCATCGGCCTTCGCCTGCCGGAACGCGGACCAGATCGTCTCGCGCCATTGTTCGCTGAGGTCGGTGTTGGCCTCGAGGGCCCGCCGAAACTCGTTGACAGGGTTCCGGTGCTGGACGACCTCGAGCTTCGCGTTCAGCTTCTCGGCGATCATCTCCGCATCGGGCAGCAGCATGTTCGACTTTCCTCGGAGCGCCGAGTCCACCGTCTGACGCCTCTTTCCCACCGCGCCCGCTAGCTCCTTCCGGTCGATGTCCTGCTCCCGACGGAGCTCCTCCAAGCGCAGGACGACCAGGCTCTTCCTGGCGGGTGCCGACTTCCGCGCCACGAAGGGGAAATCTGGACCCCAAGCAAGCGAGCGGAGCATGTCCAGCAAACTAGGTCGTTGACAACGGAGAAAAGCAAATGTAGTTTGCCCGCCGTGGCCATTATAGATAGCGGCGAAAAAGGCCGGGGCCGCCCGCGAACGCGGGAAGGGGCTATCCGTAACTCGATCTCGCGCTGGCGGGCTGAGCGCGGTCTGACCCAGATGGCCCTCGCCGAGCAGTGCGATGTCCGGCAGGGCCATCTCTCGTCCTGGGAGACGGGATACGCGATCCCGACCTGGGGAGAACTCGAGCGGCTCGCCACGGCGCTCCAGGTGACGCCGGAACACCTGTACAGCCACGACATGGTCCGAGAGATCCACGCGGCGGCGCAGGTCGCGTGAGCGCCGGCTTCCCCGAACGGCAGCGCTCGAGCATCGTGGGTCGCGGGATCGACGCGCAGACCCGGCTCGACGAGGCCGCCGCGATCGACAGCCGCGAGGACGCGGTCATCGCGCGGATCCACCGCCACGTCCACGATCTCGAACGCCTCGACGAGCTCGAAGACTCGAACCGCGCCGCGCTGCGCGAGGACCTGCGGGTCCTCACCGGCTACATCGATCGCCTCGCACCGCAGCAGCTGCCGCTCCTCGAGGAAGCTGCGGCGTCATGAAGGAGCAGGTCTTCGCGCTCCTCGACGACGTCGACCCGTTTGCGTGGGTCGCAATCGCGATCGCGATCTGCTGGCTCATCGACTTCGCGGTGTGGCGGCTGCGGGAGCGCGATGCCGTCTACGGCCTCGGCCTCTTCCGCGGCTACAACCTGTACGAGCGCCTCGCTGAGGAGCGCGCCGCGCGCGCCCGCGGCGAGATCGTCGACGAGCCGCTCGTCCCGATCGCTTTCGCGAAGGGCATGAAGTGAGCGAGCTCATCCGCCACCGCCCCGCGGTGATGGGGGAGTGGGCTCACCGCCACTACCGCGCTCGCGGCATCGGCGTCGTCGAGCACTCGCATCCGGTGTGCAGCGCGATCCACGGCCACGAGCGTGATGGCCTCGGTCTGGTGCGGCTCTCCTGGGCGGTCTGGCGGTGGACGACCGTCGGCACCGCGGCGTACGAGCTCTTCGCGGTCGTCGTCTACCTCGCGCTCGGGCTCATCGCGCTTCTCGGGTTCTGGCAGTTCGCGCTTTCGGTCAACCGCTAGGGAGGTCGGGCGCGCGAGCGCCCGCAGGCGCAGGGCAAGGGAGGACGAACATGGCGACCTCCGCGACGATCAAGGACCCGCGGCATTACACCTCGCGCGACGGCCGGATCCTGCCGGTGGGCGGCACGCATGAGGACGAGCGTTCCTGCACCACCTGCAACTTCACACCGACGCGACCGACGCGCTTCGTCGTCGGCCAGAAGGTGACCTTCGCGCGCGGGAACCGCAAGCCCGGGATCGGGCTCGTCGCGAAGCTCGGCCGGCGCTTCGTGACGGTCGTTTGGACGAGCTCCACCGGACGGCGGCACATGACCCGCCGCCTGCCATCCCAGGTCACAGAGTTCGGGCAGGCCTTCCGATGACCGTCGAGAAGGCCGAGCAGATCGCGCTCATCGATCTCGGCAAGCTCGAGGTCCATCCCTCGAACCCGCGCAAGGTCCAGGGCGACCTCGAGGAGCTCGCCGCCTCGATCAAGAGCGTCGGGCTCATCGAGCCGATCGTCGCGGTGCGCAAGAACGGCAAGTACCAGGTCGTCGCCGGATCCCGCCGCCTCGCCGCGGCGCGCAAGGCGAAGGTGGGGGAGGTTCCCGTCCGCGTCATGGAGCTCGACGAGGCCGAGGCGACCGCCGCGGCGCTCATCGAGAACCTGCAGCGCAAGGACCTCGAGCCGCTCGAGCAGGCCGAGGCCTTCCGCGGCTGGCTCGCGCTCACCGGCAAGACGCAGAAGGAGCTCGCCGAGAAGGTCGGGCTCGCGCCGTCCACGATCGCGAACGCGCTCCGCCTCCTCGAGGCGCCGAAGCTCGTCCAAGATGCGTTGCGCGCGAAACGGATCGGCGCGGAGCACGTCCGGGTGCTGCTCACGCTGAAGGATCCGAATGACGCCGCCGAGGCCCTGAAAGAGGCGGGCCATCGCGCCGTGCGCTTCGAGGGCGAAGACGGGCAAGTGCGCGTTACCGAGCTCCGCTACGTCGTCGAGCGCGCGAACGAACGCTACGAGAGCGAGGGCCCGCCCGCACAGGAGAAGCTCCGCGCATTCCTCGCCGAGGCGAAGACGAAGCACCCGACGGCCACGATCACGTGGGCAGTCGAAGAGGGCGGCCGACGCAGCGGGCTCTTCGCGAAGGCGCTCGGTAAGCCACCGGCAAAGCCGCTCGGCGAGATCTGGGACCAGAAACGTCACGCGAAGGGCTGCAAGTGCGAGGCGTTCCAGATCGTAAGCGAGTACCGCGGCCCCGACGACCGCGCGTCATTGCGGCTCGAGCGGGTCTGCGTCGACGCGAAGGGCTGGAAGAAGTTCAACCCGAGCGGACGGACCCACGACCGCTACGCGCGCCCGAAGACGAAGGCACAGCGCGAGAAGGAAATGCGCGACGACGCCGTGAACGCCGTCGCCTCGGTGCATCGCTACCACCGCTACACGCCCAAAGAGACCGCGGTCCACAAGAAGCTCGTGAAGCACCGCGACGTCGAGCGCGTGATCCTCATGGCCCTCGCCGACCACATGTCCGCGCCCTCGTACACGTACTTCGCCTGGCAGGCGGTGAAGGCGCTCTCGCCGAAGCAGGTCCGCGAGCGGATCCGCTGGCTCGGCGTGCAGAAGGTCATCCGCGGCGCCGGGAGCTACGGCTCGAAGAAGACCGACCGCGGCATGGAGGCGGTGCTCGCCGATCTCAAGGTCGACCCGATCGAGCTCGGCTACGTCGTCGCGAAGAAGACGAAGCGATGAGCGCACTCGCGAAGGCCGGCCTCTGCGTGGTCTGCGAGCGATGGATCGATGAGCACAGGCTCGGCGACGCTCGCGAATGCGTCGAGGTCCTCGTGAGCCAGGCCGAGGAGCTCATCGAGCGCACCTGCGGCGGCGCGACGCCCACCGCGATCGCGCGGACCGCGCGCATGGCGCTGGCCCGCGCATGAAAGAGCTCGTCACACCGAGGGCGGCGGGGACGGTCGAACTGGAAGCCGGCCGTTCCTCGACGTCTATCCCGGAGGATCCGGGCTTCTACGCCGCGCTCGCCGCAGCCACGCTTCCAGGGATCGAGGCGATCGCGCGCGAGATCGCGCGAGGGCGTGAGGGTCGCTGATGCGCGCGGTGCGCTTCCCGCGGGCGCCGTCACGCGATCGCGGCGCGTCGCCGGCGCAGCTGGACCGCGACGTCGCGCAGCTGCTCCGCTGGCTCGCCGAGGCTGCCCAGGACCGCACGATCCTCGCGCAGAAGATGGACGTCACCGATCGGCGGATGCGCCGCACGATCGAAGAGGCTCGCCGGCGCGGCGAGCTCGTCATCACGACACCTGGGCCCCTGCACCTCTACCGGCTCGCCGAGACGCGTCCGGAGTACGAGCTCTGGAAGCGCCTCGAGCTCATGAGCCGCATGGGCACGTTCGGCGCGCAGCTGCGCGCGATGGACGCCGCGGCGGACCGGCGCTGGCCCGCCGAGCAGCTCCGGATCGCGCTTTGACGTGCCGCTCACGTTGCGCACTCGCTACGAGCTTGACGGAAAGGAGGTGCTGGTGGCGAAGGTAAAGGCACTCATCGACTTCGCGGGCTCGACGATCAATCGCGACGAGCTCGGCCTCGTCAAGACGGGGACCGAGATCGAGGTCAGCGCGAACGACGCGGCCTACCTCGAGCGCGAGGGCTACGCCGAGCGCGTCAACGACGAGCCGGCCGTGGCCGCGACGGGCGCGACCGAGCCCGAGACGTCGACCGCGAAGGGCAAGTCGTCGAGCAACAAGGGCAAAGAGAGCTAGCGAGCCGCGTCGCGGCACCTCGGAGCAGGACCGCGGCGCATAGGACGGAGCGGCGCTTCCCGCGACGTCATGGGGAGCTGAGCGACGGTGCCGGGCGGCACCCGAGCTCGGAGGAGAGAACGGCCTGCCCATGCAGGCGGGAAGGGACGCGCACATGACGAGGACCGCGGTCGCGGGAAAAGAGAGTACAGGCCCACATGGCGAGGGCGAGTTCACCTGCGAGAAGTGCGGCCGGAAGTTCGGCTACGCGAAGTGGTACACGGCCCACGCGCTCAAGTGCGCGGGCAAGCCGCAGACCCGCGGACGCATCGAGCGGCTCGATGCACGTCGGCGCCGGCATCAGGAAGTCGACCGGCCCGCGCGTAAACCCGTACGAGCTCACAGAGCCGCCGCATCTGCGAAAGCGTCAGAGACAACGACGGGATCGGCGGCGCCGATTGCGGTCTCGACTGAGCCCGAGCGCAACGGCCTGCTCGTGGCGCGCGGAATGCTCCTCGCCGAGCTCCGAAAGAAGCGCGAGCTGCTCGACGCCGCGATCCAGGGCCTCGAGACGCTCGGGTGAAGATCGGCTCGATCACGCGGCGGCTGCCGATCTGCGCGTGTGGCAAGCGCTGCCACGCGACGAAGGAGGATGCGCGCCGGCGCTATCCCGACAAGCGGATCTATCGCTGTCCGTTCAGCGACCAGTACCACGTCGCCTCCAAGCGCGGCCGCGGGCATTTCCGTGGGGGCGTCGGTTGACCTGGGTCCGGATCGACGACCACTTCGCCGATCACCCCAAGCTCCTCAAGGCCGGGCCGATCGCCGGCTGGCTGCACCTCGCCGGGCTCTGCTACAGCGCGCGCCACCTCACCGACGGCCAGATCCCGGTCCAGGCGATCCACACCCTCGCCGTCTTCAACGGCGTCGCGGTCACCGGGGACGGGCAGCTCTTCACCGAGCCGATGCGCGTCGACGTCTTCGAGCTCGCCGGGATCCTGGTGCGTGCCGGCCTCTGGGAGGAGCTCCGGGACGGCGCGACGAAGGTAATCGCCGGCTGGCGGATCCACGACTACCTCGCGTACAACCCGTCACGGTCCAGCATCCTCGGCCGACGGGGCGGAAAACGGACCGGCGGGCTCGCTCGCTCGGCGGACGCGAGACGCAATAAAGACGGGCGTTTCGCACCAGCAGACCAGCAGCCTGCTGGTGACGTGCTGGTACAGCTGCACCAGCCCCGTACCCCTACCCGTACCCCGTCCCCTATAGGTACCCCGTCTCCTAACGGAGACGTGCGGCGCGGCCGCACGGCCCGATGAAGCTCTTCGACGACCGCCCGCGGCGGGCGCGCCGAGCGACCGTCGACGGCAAGGCGAAGTACGCCGTCCTGAAGGCGATCGCGCTCGCGTGCGCGAAGCACTCGGTGCCGCCGCTCGACGAGCGGCTCAAGAGCATGGTCGCGGCGATGATCGGAAACCTCCTGCGCGGTGGCTGGCGCGCGGACGAGATCGAGAAGGTCGCCGTCGAGCTCGCGCTCAAGTACGACCGATTCCACGCGCACGAGTCGATGCTCGGGCTGCAGCGCGTGATGGAGATCCGCGACGAAGAGCGTCAGGAGACCGAACACGCGCAGCGGATGAAGGCCGCGGCCGCGCCGGTCGACCCGCGCGTCGCGGAGATCCTCGGGCCGGTCGCGCGCCACGATCCGCGTCGCCTACCGGGCAACCACCGACCCGACGGCGACCCCTGCAAGATCTGCCAGGGCCCGCCCGGCGTGCATGTCGCCTTCGGGAACATCCCCGAGCTCGAGCGCGAGGCGATGGCTCAGCTCGCGCGCGAGCGCGATCGCCGGCGGCCGATGCGGAAGGTCGGCGAGTGAGCGCAATCACCGTGTTCCAGCCGGGCTTTCCGCCGACGATCTCCGACGACGACTGGATGCATCGCTGGCCGTGCCGATGCTTCGTGCTCAGCGGATGGAACGCCGAGACGGGCGAGGCGGTCGCGATCTTCAACGCGTGCCGTGATCCGGGTCCGCATGCGGCGCCGATGGAGCGAGCTCGCGAGCGCTTTGCCTCGATGGTGGAGCACCCGAAGGAGACAGCTGAGCTCGCGAACAAGACCGCGATCGAGATCATCCAGGCGATCGCCGAGCAGGAGCTCAGCGCGTGATCGGCCGGATCCTTTGCTTCATCGGTCTGCACCAGTGGTGGCCGTACTACGGCCACACGTTCACGATGGCCGGCCGCACGGTCAGCAACCCCGGTGGATGGGTCTGCGGGCGCTGCCCGGCGAAGCGGTACCGTCAATGACCGATGTGGACCTGCGGGCCGAGCAGGAACCCGGCCTGCGGATCCTCGCCGCGATGGCCCTGGCGGCTGCGAAAGCCCCGCGTGATGCGATTGTGATATCATACCCGCATCACAACGCAGGAGGCGGACGTGGCGGAGGCAAGAAGCGCGGTGGTGGTGCGGATGCCGGCGAAGCTGCTCCACGCGGTCGACGCGCGGCACAAGCGCAAGCAGGGCGAGCTCGCAAGGCTGGGACTGCGGCCCGAGGCGTGGAGCCGGAACGATCAGATCTGCGAGCTCCTCGGACAGGGACTTAGGGAGGCGGGGAAGTGAGAGGCGAACATCGCGACTGGCTCAAGGACAAGAAGCCGCGCGGCTACATCCGCGAGTCGACGGTCGCCCAGGGCAAGGACGATCGCTTCGGCCCCGAGATCCAGAAGCACGCCCAGCAGCGCGCCGTCGAGAAGCTCGGCCTGCGCGCGCTCGGCGACTACTACACCGACCTCGTCTCGGGCACGAACGCGCTTAAGCGCTCGGACTTCCAGCGGATGGTCACCGATGCCCGGGCCAAGCGCTTCGACGTGCTCCTGGCGTACGACGTCTCCCGCTTCGCGCGCAATGAGACCGATGCCTGGGTCTACCTCGACGCGCTGCGCGACATCGGCGTGCCGGTCTACTTCTGCGACGAGGACATCCTCACGATCCACGACGAGGACTGGCGCGATCAGATCGGCCAGCACATCAACGCCGCGGCCGCCTACTCGCGCAAGCTCGCGCGGAACGTCCGCCGCGGCTACGAGCGCAAGTGGGACAGGGGCGGCACGTCGGGCGGATGGGCGGCCTTCGGCTACCGGCGCTCGGCCGACAAGCGCAGCCTCGAGCTGAACGAGGACGCGCCGACCCGCGCGCTCATCTTCGAGCGCTACGCGACAGGCGCGTACAGCTTCCTCTCGCTCTCCGACGAGCTGAACAGCCAGGGCCTGCGGATCCGCGGGAAGCCGTTCAAGAGCTTCACCGTCGACGAGATCCTGCACAACCCGATCGCCATCGGCACGCTGCGCCGCGACACGAAGGGCGAGACGGTCACGCGCGAGGACGCGGTCACGCCGATCGTCTCGCGCCAGCTCTGGGACAAGGTCCAGGCGCTCATAGACGAGCGCGCCGAGCGGCCGAAGCCGACGCGGACCCACCAGTACGTGTTCAGCGGCGTCGCGCGCTGCGCCGACTGCGGCGAGGGCTTCCAGGGCGGGCAGTACATCACCTATCCCTCGCGCCGCTGGCATGCACGGATCCGCCATGCGCCGCGCGGCTGCCGCAAGGGCACGTTCAGCGAGCACGTGCTCCTGCGGATCTTCGGCGAGTGGTTCCGCCAGTGGCGCCTGGGCGCCGAGGCGAAGACCCGGGTCGCGCGCTACATCCGCGACCACGCGTCGACGAACCAGGTCGCGGGTATCCGCCGCCAGCAGCTCGAGGGCGAGCTCGGCCGGATCCGCGACCTCTACCGCTGGGGCGACATGGCCGAGGACCAGTACCTCGCCGATCGCCGCCGGCTCTCACGCGCCCTCGAGGCCCTGCCCACATCGACCGCGGCCGAGCCGCCGGCCGAGGCCTTCAAGCTCCTCGCGAAGATCGGCGACGTCTGGGAGCGCTCCGATCTCGGCCTGCAGCGGCGCTTCGTCGACGAGTGGTTCGACCACGTCCGTCTCGCGCGCAACGGCGATATCGAGGTCCGCGTCCGCGAGCAGTACCGGCCGCTCGTGTTCGAGGCGGCTGCGGCATGTGCAGTCGCGCAGGGCTCTTCGGACCCAGCCCGACGTGACCGCACACCGCGCGTAGAGGGCCTGGCGGAATGGCTCGCCTGGGCCCGTGAGGAGGCGAGCGCATGACGCAGCTCGGGAGAGCGGCCGCGCCCGCCTCCACGGAGACGATCGGCCCGGCCTTGCGCGAGAAGAGCCTCGTCGAGGTCGCGCTCGATCGCCAGCTCGCGCGGAGGTTCGATCACCGCCTGGTCGAGGGCCGGATCCGTGACCTCAAGACCGCGGAGGCGCTCGACGCGTTCCTCGAGCGGATGGGCAATCTCGAGCGGAGCGTCGGCTGGCTGCGGAAGCTGCTCACCTTCGCCATCGGTGCCGAGTCTTGAGGCGCGATGATCCGGGGCCGATCGCGACCGAGGTTGGCGGCCGTAGGCGCATCTGTCTGTGCTACACGACACTCGGGGCGCCACGCCACTCCTGGGAGCACAGCGAGTCGTGTCAAGAGCACGCACCGAAGCCGATGACGCGGCGCTTCCTGGAAACCCTGGTATGGGCTCTTGTCATCCTCGGCTTCATCGCGCTCGGCGTCCTAGTGGCGCTCGCGCCGGTTAGACGGGACGAGGTCGTTTGGGAGCGCGTCGATGACTGGACGTCGCGCGGGTGCGACGCGAAGGGCAACTTGCTCTATCGACATATCCGCGGCGGCTTCGCCGGCATCGAGCTCATCGTTGTCGAGGGTGGCTGCCGATGATGCGGCGGGATCTCCTCCGACGCGCCGTCGCGCTGCCCTTCATCGGCGGGGCCCTGCAGGTGATCGCGGCTCGACCCCAGACGGTGCAATGGGACACCCTCAAGCGCTCCATCGAGTGGTGCTCACAGATGGGCTGGCGCCTCGAGCTCTACACCGAGCGCGTCGACGAGACCGGCTGGTACGCGTGGGTCACTGACGCAGCCGGGAAGCATGTCGGCTGGCTCAGCACGACTGGGCGGTTCCTTCCCAAGTGACCGACGTCGTCTGCACGCGTTGCGGCGGATCCGGGCCCTGGCGCTTCATCAAGTTCAACGCCGCCGGCGCGATCGTCGAGTGTGCCCGCGTGGTGGACTTCATGGTCTGCCAGCGGCGCATACAAGTCGACGACCGTGACGTCCCGGCGGTGCTCGCATGAGCGATCTCGCGCGCGGCCGAGCGCCTTCGTCGGCGGATGACACCTACGCCTCCGAGGGCGCTCGAGCGCGCACGCGTGTCGGCTCGCTGCTCGAGCTGCTGTTCTTTCTCCAGCTGCAGGACGCGCAACTCGCCGAGGGCTGCGAGCGCGAGTTCATCTTCGCCCCGCCGCGCAGATGGCGGTTCGACTTCGCCTGGCCGCTGCCGCAGATCGCCATCGAGGTTGAGGGCGGCAGTTGGATCCAGGGATCCCACAACCGAGGTGCCCGCTTCGAGCAGGACTCGGAGAAATATAACGAGGCCGTGGTCCGCGGCTGGCGCGTCTTCCGCTTCACGACGGACCAAGTCAATGATGGCCGCGCGATCGCGTTCACGCGGCGGATCTTCGCGCGCTTCACAGGGAGAGCATCGGTGGCCTCCGGCTGAGCCCCGTCGATCGTCTCACCAAACGCGAGCGCGAGATTATCGCGCGGCTCAGGCGGGGGCTGCGCGACAAGGAGATCGCGGACGAGCTCGGGATCTCCATACACACCGTGCGCAATCACGTCGCTGCCGCGCGAGCGAAGGTCGGAGCTGCAAACCGGATTCAGCTCTGCGAGCTCGCGAGGTGACCTTCTATCGGTACGGAGTCACTAGTCGCGGCTCCACGACGCCCTCTGGCTCTCCCAAAATGCACGCCATGTGACCGACTCGGCCAGGGAGGTCGCGTGGCGAGGAGAGGGCCGATGCTCGTCGAGAAACAGGTCGGCGACGAGGTCGGGATCGAAGATCTATACGACCAGGTGCTCACCCGCATCGAGATCCAGAATGCGGTGAGCGGTCGCCGCGGCTCCACCGCACGTCGGATCGTCGCCGAGATCTTCGAGCTCATGCGCCTCCGCCGACGCAACGGCCTGCCTCCCTATCGCGAGAGCGCGATTCGAGGCGTCGTCTGGCTCCTGGTGCGCAATCACTGATGTCGTCCTCCCCACCTCCCCACCTGCGTGCGTCGGGCGCGGATCCGTCATCGCCGGCGGGCTCCGCGCTCGACGTCACCGGGAACGTGACGGGGTGATCGGCGCGCTCTCGATCGCGCTCGCCGGTTACGAGCTCTACGCGTCGGTCAGACGTCGGCGAACGCTTTCGCACGTGCGCGGAATGCTGCGCGCGGGCGTCGTCGCATGGTGGCTCATCCTCGGCGCGCACTTCGCGTACGAGTGGATCGCCGACGATCTGGGCCGCGCCGCGGCCGAGGCGCTGAGCTGATGGATCCACTCGAGATCGCCATGATCCTCGAGCGCTCGAGCTCGCGGGATCTGCCGCGTGATCCGAAGACCGGACTCTATCTCGCCGATGGCACCGAGCCGCCTACGGATCTCACCCTGGCGCAGTACGAGGGCGGGCTGAAGGTACTGGATCTGCGTGAACGCGCAGGTGCCCTGCGATGAGAGCGCTCGTGATCTTCCTCGTCGGCGTGATGGTGGGCAGCTGCACGATCGGCACGTTCGGCGGGCCTAAGTGCTCGAGCGTCTACGCGAACGGGGCCTTCGCGCTGGTGTGCCGATGAGCAAGAAGCGATACGAGCTCGCCTGCAAGCGATGCGGGCAGACCTGGTCGGACGAGACGAAGATGGCCGAGGTCCAGAAGCACTTCCGCGCGCGCCACGATCTCAACAAGGTCGAGCTCGAGCTCGTGGAGATCGCGCACTAGTGGGCGTCGAGGCCTTTCTCGTCGTGCCGAAGAACGAAGCGCGCGTCTTCCTTCGTCGCTATGACGGCGAGTCGACCTGGGATCCTGTTGCGCAGCGCTCAAGCTACGCGCGCCCGTGCCCTCTGGTGCACGGCTACCACGAGGCGAGCGTCGACCTCGATGTGCGTCCGCACACGAAAGACAACCCCGATGGCACGTGCAACTTCGAGCTGGATAGCGCGGAGTTCCCCCACGAGGATCCCCGCTGGCCGAAGGCGTGCCCGTGTGGTTATGAGTTTCGGGCCGAGGACGAGTGGCAGGCTGGCCACCGGGATCTCTATGTCCGCATCGATGGCCAGCCCGGCGTCTACACCCTGCGCGATCAGGTGCCGGGAATGATGTGGGACGCGCCCTGGATGGGCGAATACGCGCGCGGGGTCGATGGCCGGTGCCTCGTCGTCGTCCTGCCGAACGGGCACGAGTGGATGATCGACGGCCCGGCCTCGAACTGCACCATGAAAGGCGAGAAGACGCACCGTTGCTGGATCCGGCACGGTACGCCGCCGAAGCTCACGGTCGACAAGAACGCCGGAACCTCCGATGCATCAGCGCCCACCACGTGCGCCGCCGGCGCGGGGTCGATTCAAGGCGGTGACTACCACGGGTTTCTGCAGGGTGGCGTCTTCACATGAGCGGTGGTCCTTCGTGCGTGTCTCGACTGCGGTACCCCTGCCACCGGCCGACGTTGCGCGCGCCATCAGCGTGCGCTCGAAGCGAGGCGGGGCAGCGCTTCATACCGGGGGTACGACCGCATCTGGCGCACTCGCTCACGTGCAGCGGTGGAGGCGCACGTGGCCATGTACGGCTGGGTGTGTCCAGGATGGAAGCGCGCCCCGCATCCATCGTTCGATCTGACCGGGGACCATCGCGATGCGCTGGCACGTAGCGGCGACGGCGAGGTGATCGATGTGCTCTGCCGCTCATGCAACGCGTCGAAAGGCGCGAGCTCTCAGTGACGGGGGGGATGGGGGTCTCGCGCGAACGCGTTCTGAAACGTAGACCCCTGGCCCAGGTTTCTCGCAAGACGGACAGGTCTGGGCCATCGCGGCGGGCCCAGACGGGACACGCGTGATGGCGGGCATGGGGCCGGCGCCGAAGCCGGAATCGCAACAGCGACGCAAGGGCCGAGGCCTCGGAGCGGCTGCGGCGATGCGCCTGCCGTCGACAGGGCGCGCCGGCGATCCGCCGGCCTGGCCGATCAAACGGCCCTCGAAGCGGGAGAAGGAGCTCTGGGCCCGCGTGTGGGCCACGCCGCAGGCCGTCGCCTGGGAGCGGCTCGGCTGGTACGACGAGGTCGCGATCTACGTCCGGCTGCTTGCGGCGTGCGAGCGCCCGAAGTGCCCCGCGATCCTCCTCGGCGAGCGCCGGCAGATGGCCGACCGGCTCGGGCTCTCGCCGATGTCGATGCTGCGGCTTCGGTGGGAGATCACCGACGTCGGCGACGACGCGGGCCCGAACGTCGTCGACATCGCGACGCGCATGGACCAGGTGGCCGACTGATGCCGTGGCGTGGCGCGCGTCGGCCGGGCGAGTACCCGACGCTCGGGATCCAGGTCGCGCAATGGATCGAGGCCTTCTGCGTGATTCCAGACGGGCTCCACCAGGGAGAGCCGTACCGGCTCACCGACGAGATGCTCGTGTTCCTCAAGCGCTTCTATCGCCTGCACCCCGATGCGGTCCTCGACGAGCGCCGTCCCTCGAGCGCCTTCGTCTACCGCGGCGCGCAGCTCATGCGCGCGCAGAAGTGGGGGAAGAGCCCGTTCTGCGGCGGGATCGACCTGTGCGAGCTCCTCGGACCTGTGCGCTTCGACGGCTGGGACGCGGACGGCGAGCCGGTGGGCCGTCCGCAGCCCACACCGTGGATCCAGATCGTCGCGACGAGCGAGGCGCAGACCGACAACACCTGGCTGGCGATCCTCGGCATGGTCGCGGGGCCGATCGCGGATCTGCCCGGCGTCGACGTCGGGATGCTCGACATCAAGCTCGAGAGCGGCGGGCAGCTCGAGCCGCAGACGTCGTCGGGGCGCGCGCGGCTGGGCGCGCGCCTCACCTACGGCCACTTCGAAGAGACGCACCTCATGATCGTGTCGAACGGCGGCGTCGTCCTCGCCGAGAACATGAAGCGAAACATCGCCGGCATGGGCGGCCGGTGGGCCGAGTCCACGAACGCGTATGACCCGTCGGAGTCCTCCGTGGCGCAGCGCACCCAGGAGAGCCGCGCCCCGGACGTGCTCATCGACTACAACGGCGGCAAGGACCGCGCGGGCCGCGAGCTGCGGCGGCCGAACCTCGAGGACGATCAGGAGTCGCTCGAGCAGCTCGGGATCGTGTACGGCGACAGCTGGTGGGTCGACCTGGTCCGCGTGCTGGCCGACGCGCGCGATCCGGCGGTCTGCTCCTCGCCGGCGACGGCGATGCGCTACTTCTTCAACAGGATCGAGGTCGGCGTCACGGACGCAGTCGACTCCGCGAGATGGGACGCGGCCGCCCGGCCGGGCGAGCTTGAGCGCGGCACCGTGATCGCGCTGGGCTTCGATGGCTCCCGGTCGCGTGACTTCACCGCGCTCGTCGCGAGCCGCGTGAGCGACGGTCGCTGGTTCCCGATCAAGGTGTGGAACCCCGCCGACTACGCCGACGGGCTCGTGCCGCGCAGCGAGGTCGACCAGGTCCTCGCCGCGGCGTTCGACGCGTACGACGTGCGCTTCCTCTTCGGCGATCCGTACCGCTGGCAGGAGTACTTCGCAATGTGGGCGGCGCGCTGGCCGGAGCGGATCGTCGAGTTCCCGACGAACGTCGAGCGACGGATGGACGACGCGATCACGCGGTTCCTCGAGCACTTCAAGGGTGCGTTCACGCACAACGGCGACCCGATCCTCGCCCTGCACGCGAAGAGCGCGGCGCTCACGAAGGGCAAGCGCCGCGCGCCGCGGCCGGATGAGAGCCCAGCGGCGAACCCGTACTACCTCAAGGTCGTCCCGAAGAAGCAGGGTCTCTTCATCGACGCGTTCGTCGCCGGGATCCTCGCCGAGGTCGCGCGCGGCCAGGCGATCGAGAAGGGCGCGCTTGCGCCGCCGGCCCAGCCGCTCGTGGAGTGGGCATGATCGTGCCGCGGGGGCTCGGCCTCATCGACGCGCTGCGCACGCATCTCGCGCGTCGGCTCGCGCCGGCATCGGAGCGCGATGCGCTGTCGTTCAGCGAGTACCTGTCGTATTTCAGCTTCGGCGGGCTGAGCTACCCGTTCATGCCGCAGCAGACGATCACGTCGAAGCAGGAGGTCCCATCGGGCACGTTCGAGAGCTACGTGGCCGGGATCTACAAGCGCAACGGCATCGTCTTCGCCTGCATGGCCGCGCGCCTCATGCTCTTTTCGCAGGCGCGCTTCCAGTTCCGCCGGCGCCTGAACGGTCGCGCCGGCGAGCTGTACGGCAGCAAGGAGCTCGCGGTCCTTGAGCGGCCGTGGTCGCGCGCGACGACTGGCGATCTCCTCGCGCGCGCCGAGCAGCATGCCTCGCTCGCCGGGAACTTCTACGCGGTGCGACGCGGCAAGGCTATCCGCCCGGTGCGCCCAGACTGGATGACGATCGTCGTCGGCAGCGAGACCGACGCCGATGACCCGAACTGGCAGCTCGACGCCGAGGTCGTCGGCTACCTCTACAGCCCAGGCGGGCTCGGTTCGAGTCAGAAGCCGCAGATCCTCTTGCCCGAGCAGGTCGCCCACTACGCGCCGATGCCCGACCCGTCCTTCCGCTTCCGCGGCATGAGCTGGATCACGCCGGTGCTCACCGACATCCTCGGCGACGCCGCGGCGACCGAGCACAAGCTGCGGTTCTTCGAGAACGGCGCGACGCCGAACATGGCGGTCGCGCTCGACAAGTCGATCTCGCCCGAGGTCTTCAAGACCTGGCGCGAGCTGATGAAAGAGAAGAGCGACGGCAAGGAGAACGCATACCGCACGCTCTACCTCGGCGCCGGCGCGACGGTCACGCCCCTCGGTGCCGTGATGCGGCAGATCGACTTCAAGAACGTCCAGGGTGCCGGCGAGACGCGTATCGCCGCGGCCGCGCAGGTGCCGCCGATCATCGCCGGGCTCTCTGAGGGCCTGAACGCCGCGACGTATTCGAACTACGTGCAGGCTCGGCGCGCGTGGGCGAACGGCTCGATGGCCTTCCTGTGGCAGAACGTCGCAGGGTCGCTCGCGTACCTCATCAACGTGCCCGACGACTCCGAGCTCTGGTACGACGACCGCGACATCCCCTATCTGCGCGAGGACGTCAAGGATGCCGCCGAGATCCACGACATGGAGGCCAAGACGCTGCAGACGCTCATCAACGCGGGATTCGAGCCCGACGCTGCGATCGAGGCCGTCGTCGCCGGCGACATCGCCCGTCTCAAGGGCAAGCACACCGGGCTCACGTCGGTGCAGCTGCAGCCGCCAGAGACGGAAGAGCCCCCCGCATCGCCGCCACAGCTCCCCCCGCCGACGCCCACGCCCGCGCTTCCGCCGGGGCCCGCTCCGCGCGCGCAGGTGCCCGTGCCCGAGGGCCTCGAGGAAGAGGGCGACGAGGACGACATCGAACTCACGCCCCGAGAGCGCCAGATCCGCGACCTGCTCGCACGCGATCTCTCGAACAAGGAGATCGCCGAGCGCCTCTTCATCTCCGTGCGCACGGTCGAGAGCCATGTGAACCGCGTGCTTCGCAAGCTGGGCGTTACCTCGCGATCCGAGGTGACCTCAGTGACCGTGCAGCTCCCGGAGCGCATGGTCGACGTACCCGTGACGGTCCAGGCACCGCCGGCGCCGCACGTCGATGTCCGAGTGAACGATCCGCAGAAGCCGAAGCGCACGCGGCGTGATGTGGTGCGCCGCAACGAGGCGACGGGACTGATCGAATCGACCGTCGAGTACGAGGTCGACGACACCAACGCGCCGGTCAAAACGAAGCAGGAGGGTTAAAAGACGTGGCGAACGCACTCTTCGACAAGGCGCGGGAATCTTTCCTCTCGCAGAGCCCCGCGCTCGATTGGGATACCGACACGATCAAAGTGGTGCTGGTCGACCA